ACAAAACATCGCCGAGAAGCTCGGCGACCCAGATGCAGGTCAGGTCCTTCTTCCGGGCGATGTCCATGCCGACATAGACCGGAGCGTTGGTCTTGGCTGGCGGTGGACCCGCCGACCTCACCGTGTCGCGCTTGGGGTGCAAGCCGAGGCCCTGGTACTCGACGTGCTCCGACAGGCCGAACTCGCCCTCGCACCCCTGGATCAGATCGTAGTCCAGCCAGGCGGTGGCCTCGTCGAGCCACTTCAGCTCGAACTCTTGGGCCCAGAGATCGGCGTCGCCAAGGCCGGCGCGCAGCTCATCGATGTCGCGGTCCAGGCCCTGACGGACCGCCTCGTAGATGTCGACGATATGCCGGGACCAGATCGAGGGCTGCTCGGTCATCAGGTCGTAGAACTTGTTGGTCTTGCCGTTCGGCGTCGAGACCACGCGTAGGACCAGGCCGCTGCGCGAGATCACCGGAAAGAGCGCGCCCCAGATCTTCTTGGAGTCGGCGTGGAAGCCGAACTCGTCCAGCAGCACATTGGCCGAGAAGCCGCGGGCGGTGTCGGGGTTGGCGGGCAGCGCCGTGATCTTCGAGCCGCCTGGAAACTCGACCTCGAACATCCGGTAGGCGGCATCCTTCCCGTCGTCGCCCCGGGTGCGATACTCATCCTCACGGATTTCTGGAACCTTGCCTTTGAGGACGCCCCGATAGAGCTCCCAGAAGGCGCGGGTGAAGGGCTTCACGCCCGTCTCCATGGCTTCCTTGGCCTGGCGCTCACCGCGCGAGAGGATCACCCAACGCGTGCGGCGGCCGGCCACTTCGGCGTCGATGCAATCATCGACCACCTCGGCGCAGTTGGTGAAGGTCTTGCCGGTCTGGCGCGAGAACATCCCGATCTTGAAGCGAGACCGATCGTCCAGCCAGCGGCGCTGGTAGGGCAGGAAGTTGATGAGGGGCGTGAGCCCCGTGAGTGACGGCTCGCCGCTCATGCGAAGCCGAGGATGCGCTTGGCGCGCTCCACCGCATCGGGGTCAATGTCGCCGCTGCGGGCGCCGGCATCGAGCTTCTTGCGGGCCTCGTCCTCAAAGGCCTGGCGGAGCTTCAGCTGGCGTTCGGCGTCGACCCGCTGCGAACTGACCAGGCGCTGCAGCGACAACGAGATGGACTTGGCCTCCTCGGCCGAGAGGGTGACCGGCTCGCCATCCTCGCCGATGCGCTCCTCGGTCAGGATCTCCAGGAGGGCGCCCTGCAGGATGCGCATATTGGCGCGGCCGACCCGGTCATCGGTCTCCTCGCCGAACTTCTCGACGATGAACTTGGCCATGGTCTCGGAGCGGCGCAGCTGCTCGCCGATCTCAGCCATGCTCTTGATGTGCCGGCCCAGCGCGGACCTTGAGACCTCGACATCGAGCGCCTTCAGGTGGTCCAGGATCTCATCAAGGGTCCGCCCCTGCCGGCGCAGCCCCGCGATGGCGCCGCGCACTTCCTCGGGCAGCCGATCGATGCTCGAAGGGCGATCAACCACGACGGCCCATCGCCGGCGCGGCGACGCCCTGGACCTTCACGTCGCCATTGGCGGCGTCAGCGCCGCGGCCGGTCAGGGTCGCGATCATGACCCGATCGCCCTGGAAGTAGGACAGCTCGACGCAGCTGCGTTCCGCCAGCTCGCGAAGCTCCTGGCGAACCACGTCGCGGGTGACGCCCACGCGATGGCCCAGCAGATGCAGGCCCTTATGCAGCGCGCTTTCCGCGGCTTCGCCGCCCGATTCAACCATGAGGCGGAGGAGCGCGAGCCGCCGATCGGCGGCGAGGACTTCAGCATAGCCTTCGAGCATCACGCTTTCTCCACGCCGCGTTGCAGGAAGAACCCTTCGATCCGACGGGTCGCGTCACCCACGTTCGAGATCTCGCGGCCGACGCCCCGTACTTCGGCTTCGAGCCGAGTGAAGTCGGACATCTTGGGCAGCTCGGAGATGTTTTCCTTGATGTTGATGATCTGGCCGGTGTGGGTGTTCAGACGCCCCTCGTGATCGGCGATCTTCTCAGCGAGACCCTCGTCCACACGCGTCAGCTTAGCGGCCACCGCGTCGATTGCGTTCTTGGCCATCTGCCGGAGCGACCAGCAGATCCACGCCGCGAAGATCATCACCAGCCACTGGGCGAGCGGGGCCAGTCGGGAGATCAGTTCAAGCACAGGTCACCTACGCGAATAGACGAGCGCGCTTCTCCACGCGCTCCTGACAGACAAGGCACCGGCTGGCGCCGGGAACGGCTTGGCGGCGCTCAGCCTCGATCGGGTCGCCGCAGTCGTCGCAAAGGCCGAAAGCCCGGGGCGTCGCCAGGCGCGGCATGTCGGCGCGCGCGGCGCGCAGCGCCAGCTGGCGGCGGAACTCTTCATGGCCCTGGGCAAGGTCGGCCTCGTCGCTCATTGCGGGTTCCGCGTGAAGAATGTGGCGCCAGCCCAGATTACGCCGCCGAGCGCTGCGGCCAGGATCAGCACCACCCCGCCGAAGACGGCGAGAACGATCTGCGGGAGCACAAACGCGGCGATCGCGGCCACCGCCACAGGGGCGATCAGCATCGCCACCGCCAGAGTCACAGCCCACGGCCCCACAGGTTCGAACCTCATGACCGTGTCGCCTCGCACGCGGCCTGCGCACCCTGCAGAAGGTTGATTGCGCGGCCGGCCCAGGCGATCAGCGCGTCCAAGTACTCGCCGCCCAGCTGATCGTGCTTGATGACGCCGGCGGGCGCAGGCGCCGCTCCGATCGGCGCGTCCAGCTCGGCTGGGCAGATCATCACGATCTCGGTCCGGGTCTGGATCACGGGGTTAGGGCTTGCCGACGCCGACGGCCGCCTGGCCCCACCGCTCGCGCATGCAACCAGCATCGCAGACAGTGAGACCATCGCCATCGCGCGGAGCACGACGGACGACGTCCTGCGCATGCGCTTTCCTTTCAGCTTCGATGCGCGCCCGGGACTCGGCGCGCCCGATCGCGGCGGTCTGGCCGTCGCGGGTGAGTTTCAGCTCGGCCTTCAGGCCAATGATGTCGCCTCGGGCTGCATCGCGCTCAGCGACCACAGTTTTGACGGGCGTGGTGCAGGCGGCCTGGGCGCCGAATGGATCGGCTGGCAGGGCTTCGTCACAGGCCTTGGCCTTGGCTGCGGCCAGCGCGGCGGCGGCGATCGGCGGCTTGCAAACCTGGGCGATCGGCTTGGCTTCCGAACGGCCCTCAACGGCCGCCACACAGGCCTTGAAATCGGCGATCACCTCGCCGCGGGCCGCCGACTGGCGAGCGAAGAAGCTGGCCGTCGCTACGGCGAGGATGAGCGAGGCGATGAATCCCCAACCGATGATGGCGCGGATGCTCATGACCGCAGGCCCTCCTCGCAAAGCGCGCGCTCAGCTGCGCGGCGACGGACGAGGCCGTCGAGCTTCAGCCAGATCGGCTGCGCCTTTGTGCCCAGGTTGACGAACACCCACTGGGGCGATCCGTCCGGCTTCTGGTTGATGCGGATGCAGGCGGTCTTCAGATCACCCGCGCGCGCGGAAGCGGCGATCGACGAGGCGCAGAACTTGGGCGCGCCGACATTGCTGGCCATGGAGGTGAAGGCCCCGCGTGTCTTCACCGGCAAGGCGGTCGGCAGGCACGGCGCGATCTCGGCGCCATGCTTGGCCAGAGCGCCTGCCGTGCGCGAGACACACTCGGCGTCGCTGCGCGCCTTGCCCGGGACGACGCCGTCAGTGACGCCAGCGCAGTCGGTCCAGATGCCGATCGGGTCCTTGTAGGGCGTGGTGCGCCAGCCTTCGGCGTTGACGTAGAGCGCCGCGGCCGCCGCAGCCCCGGCCAGCACCGCGCCCACGCTCGCGCCGGCTTGAACGGGTGTCATCCCCTTCATCGGCGAGCCCTTGGGGCGTCGGAAACTGAATTGACGGCCAGGCGGGTCACTGTTCGGCTCACGCGAAACCCACCTTGCGGCGGGCGTTTCATCGTGTGCAGCATGGGCGATCGTCGCCCTCGGATCGCGGCGGACAACTGTCCGCCTGACGGTCAGTCCCTGTCGAACAGATCGGGGTGCTTCGGGTCCAATTTCATCTTGTGGCGCACGCGCCGAGCCGTCCGTTCGTGAATATCTACGGCCAGCGCCACCTGCTGGGCCGTGGCGCCCGCCGTAAGCATCTGCGCCGCCGTCGCGCGGCGGGCGCGGGCGCCGCGCACATGGATCATCGGAATAACCCAAGGCCCCTGGCCGGCTTCTTCCACAACGGCGCAGGCGGCCGCCTGACCGATGATTGCAGAGAGGGGTCCGGTCGCTCGCGCTGAGAGCTTCATCTTGGTGCCGCCGCGCTGGGCCACGAGCCTGAGCATGGCCTTCTCACCAGCATGTCGCGCGACGACGCCCAGGATCCACGGCAAGCTGCTCATCGGACGCCGTCCTCGCCCTCCGACGCCTTCGCGCGGATCCGCTTGCCCAGCTCGGTGGCCATGCGGTCGAGATCGCGCTCGCCCAGGGCGTGCATCATCACCATCGGATCGCCCAGCAGCCGGGCCTGCGCCTGGACCAGGCGCGCCTTCAGCGACCAGGCTTGGCGGTCCGGCTTCAGGCCGGCGACGTCCTGGCTCCAACCCGCGCGCTCCGCCATGGCCTTCAGCGCTTCGATCAGCCGGAAGCCCTGGCTCTGGTCCGCCCACTGGAGGCGATCAACGCCAAGCTGGCGCGCGCCGAAGGCTTCGAGCGCCTTTTCCGTACCGTTGCGGACCACGCCAAGGTTCCACAGCGAGAGCCACATCGCGCGGGCCTTCCGCGCCATCGGGCTATCGGCGGCCTTGGGGCCCGCGCCGGACGTCTTCGGCTTCCAGCCGAGGCGTTTGAACTCGTTGAGCACCTGATCGAGCTGGCGATCGTTGAGGCCGGCGGCCGACCGTTGACCGGTGAGGCGCTCCAGGATGTCGCGGCGCGATTCCTCGTCGAGCCCCAGCTCCTTTGCCGCCAGGTGGACCTTCGCCAGCATGGCGTTACGGAACGGCGCGGCGGGTTTGCGAAGGGCGCTCAAGCGGCGATCCTCGCGCGCTCGGCCTTGAGCGCCGCGGCGCGCGCCAGGAAGCGATCGGCCATGAGGAGCCAGAAATTGCGATGACCCTGGCCGCAGGTTTCCCATCGGACCCAGGCCTCGTTCGGCCGGCCACGATTGACGCTGTCCTGGGCGAATGCTGTGGACAGCGCCTTGGCGACGTCGTCCCGGCTCCGGTCGCCGGCGCGGCCCGCGGCCAGCGCCGCGTTGGCCATTATGCGCGCGGTACGGCGGTGCTCGGTGGTCGCATGCGCCCAGGTGTGATCCAGACCACGGCTGATGTCGCACCACGCGTCGAGGATTTCGGCGGCCAGGGCCTCGGTGACAGCGCTCATGACCGCAGCGCCTTCAGCACGCGTTCCGCCGCAGAAGGCGGCACGCGATAGCCGCGCGTGTAGGCTGTGCAAATGACGCCATGAACACCCGCCGCGTGGAGCGCGTTGCGCGTGTCGAACACCAGGCGGCGAAGGGTTGCGCCGGTGGGATCGGGGCGCCGCTTGTCTGGTCGCGCAGCCTGCAGCGTCTCAACCGGCGCCACCTCGCCGTTCGCGGCGATCAGCATCGCCAGTAGCCGCGCCTGGGAGGGCGTGAGGCCGAACCTTGCCTCGGCGGCGGGCGCGATCATGGAGACGCTCAGCACGGCAACACCCGCGTGCCTTCGGCGGTCAGATGGACCTTCATGGTCTCTTCGACCTGATACCATTCGCCTCTTCGGTCGCACTTTGCGACCGCAACCAGGACGACGATGGTCTGGTCAGCCTGGCGGAATTCACCCACCAGGCGCAGCCGCCGGCGGTTCTTCGAAACAGTGGATTTCAACGTCGGCGGCGGCGTGAGCTGGAGCGCCTTTCCGAAGCGCTCGAACAGCTGCCAGAGGTCGTCAGACCAGGGTTGTTCTACGGTGGTGCTCATGCGTCGGGGTCCGATCCCGAGGGATTGACGGTGACCACCTGGTCGTCGCGGACGACCAGGTGGACGCGGTGGGCGGGCACATCGATGTAGAGGCCGGCCGACCACAGGGCCGGCTGGTCGGCGTCAAAGCCGCCCGCGATGATCGCCGTCCGGATCTCGGCCCGGATGGCCTCGATATCCGCGCCGCAGACGCGTTCGAGCCACCGGACCACCGCGTGGTCCGTGACATCGATCGGCAAGGGCGCGGAGACGTCCATCAGCCTGCCCGCAGTTCAGCCAGGCGTTCAGCGAGCGTCTCGAAGGGCATGGCCGCCCGGACGCGGCGGCGCATGGCCTCCACGGCGTCTTCGATCACCCGGAATTCCTCATCGGTGATGAGGGTGTGTGGCCGATCATCCAGCCAGCGCTGGCCCACCTCCCGAATGAGGCGCGCCTCGAAGGCCGACAAACAGTCGCCATGCCGAGGCATCAGGACGAACGCGCTGGTCAGCGTCACCATCTGGGCGCGCGTCATCGGGCCCATCACGCGGCCGCCAGGTCGATGGCGACGTGTTCCCAGGCCGCGCCGACGTGGGCGCGGCGATGGACCTGGACGTACTCCTTGGTGCCCATCGGCCGCTCGGCCTTGACGATCAGCGCCATGGCTTCCTGCCAGGTCGGGTTGTCGCTTCGGACGCGGCGCAGCGCCAGTAGGTTGGCCCTGTTAAAGTGGCCCTCCTTGTCGGTCTGGAAGGCGTTCTCGACGATGGCCCGCAGCTCGGCCACCGTGCCCTCAGCCCAGCCGCGCAAGCACTCGTCCACCTTGGACTTCGCCAGTTGCATCTCCGGGCCGTAGATCGTCACGTCGGCGATCTTGACGGACACCTTCATCAGCCCGTCGAAGCTGGTCAGGGTGACGTTGCCCTTGGCGCCGCCGATCGGCGTGTTGTGTTCCTGGGCCAGCACCGCCTGCAGCGCCAGGATGTCGTCCGTCGTGTGGATCTTGTAGCGGCGGACCTGCGCGGCCAGCTCAACCGCGTAGCCGACGATCTTGCGGACGGTTTCGTCCATGAGCTGATCGACGGTGTCGATCGTCTCGACAGGGACGAGGCGGTTTTTGGTGTCACGCCAGTATTGGGCGCCGCCGATGACCTCGGCGTGTGCCGGAATCATCGGGTGGATGGCAACCGTCTGGTCAGGCGAGAACTGCGGGCTGCCCGGCAGGTCCATGGCGTCCAGGACGGAATTAGCCTCTTCAAGCGCGTTCAATGGATGTCTCCGTGGGTTTGCAGCGCCATGCGCCGCTGATCTGAGGTGAGGGTTTCGAGCCAGGCCGCCCTGGCGGCGGCGCGCTGGAGAGCGCGGATCCGCGCCGGATCGTGGCGATGCACGAACGGCGCGGCCGCGGGCTGGGCAAGCAGCCGCGCCGGCAGGCTTCGGATGGCGGACGAGAGGCTCACGCCGGGGGCGCCATCGGCTCGGCCATCCACGCTGCGGGCGGCAGCGGATCATGGCCACGGTTGAGGTGCGCAAGGGCGTCGGAAGGGGCGCGGCCGAGCAGCGCCCAGAGCGCCAGATCAACGTCGCCAGGGTTACGGCCGAGGCCTTCCCCAATCTCGACCAGCGTAATGTCCGCGGCGGTGAGGACGCTGGCGATCGCCAGGTCATCCATGGTCCAGGGGCGGCTCATGGCCGGTCGCCCTGGATAACGCGGAACGAGGCGTTCAAGACCGGCGGCGGGGCCGACGGCACCATCTGCTCGTAGCCCTCGCGGACCTTCTTCATGAGGCGGCGCAGCTCGCCGTCGGTGAGGACGCCCGCTTCCATCTGGGATTCGATCTGGCGGGCGGCGGACTTGCCCTGACGGGCGATATCGAGAGAGTTCATGCTCGTGTGCTCCGGTCAGCGCACGCCGGAGAGCTGGCTGAAAGCTCCCCGCAGGTGCGAAATTTCAAGGGGTTGCTCGACGCCGCGCGCGATCATGATCGCGGCCTCCATCGTCATCTCGATGTTGCGCAGGCCGCCGGGCCTGGCGGCGATCTCCTGGCAGAACCGGATCTCGTCCGGGCCGAGGATCTCGATGTTGGAGGCCGCCCAGGCGTTGGCCAGATCAGCGACGTCTTGCGGATCGGGCGCCTGGTACCAGCTGCGGCGCGAGAACCGCGAGGACACCTGGGCGAAGGCCGGCTTGACGCCTGTGGCGCCGACCTTGCTGTGGATGACCTCGTTGCCCATCACCGCGATACCCACGCGGATCTCGTCGTTGACTGACCGCAGGGCGTCGATGGCCGCCTCAGACAGGTGCTGGGCTTCATCGACGATCAGCAGACCGCTCTTGCCCTTGGCGCCGAAGCACACCTGCTCGTGCATGAGCTGCGGAGAGCCTTTGACGCCGGCCACGCCCATCGCCGTCAGGAAGGCCCGCAGCATCGTCGAGGGCCGTTCCGTGGTCGGGTTCATGGCCGCGTACCAGACGTGCGGATTGTCCGACTGGAACTGGCGGGCGGTCGCGGTCTTGCCGACACCGGGAGCCCCGCCGATCAGCACCATCCGCCCGGTCAGGCGCGCGAAGGTCAGTTGCGCGCGGATCGAGTTCGCGGCCTTGAGCGGCTGATAGGTGGGCGCGACCGGCAGCCGGTTGCGCACCTCGGCCGCCGTCTCCAGCGACCGCAGCCACTTGTGCAGCCGCACCGCCGTCTCGGTCTTGCCGGGCTCGGCGGAGTACTTGCCGTTCAGGTACTGGCTCAGCGTCGAGGACGGCACGTCGGCTTGACGCGCCACCTCCGCCTGGGCCGTGCCTGCCTCGATCACCGCGCGGACGTCCACGCGCAGCTGCGCATGTTCCTCCTCGGTGAATTCGAGCTTTCCAGGGCTGATGTTCATCGTTAGCTAATCTCCATTCCAGGTTGACGTCCAAAGCCGTCGGGGTTGCCGCCCCGGCGGCTTTTCTTCATCCGCGGCTGGCCGCCGAAGCGACGCTCCGTTCCCAGGCCGCGGTGTAGTCAGGGTCCACGGCCGCCGGCTGGCCGAGCTGTTCGGCCGTCCGCGGGATCGTGAAATCGAGGGTGATGACCTTGTCGTCGGCCGGCGCGGGCGCCTCCGGCAGGGGCGGGCCGGCCAGCTGCGCGGCCAGGTCGCGCGGGGTCAGTTTGACAATGCTGCGAGCCAGGTCGCGCTTGGCGCGCTTGTGGTCGCGTAGCGCCTTCATGTGGCCGCGGGCGTCGGACGCCCTATCGAAGCTGCCAGCCTGCAGGCGCGCGGCCTCGGCGAGGAACCGGCCTTCCTTGTCGTAAACGTAGGCCGGCCGATCCATCGCCTCGGGGTCGAAACGAACCGTCACCTGCTGGCGCTTCAGGTCGCCCAGCTCCGGCGACCAATAGCGGTGGCCCTCCACCGTCACGGCGCCCGAACGCGGGTCCATGGTGACCAGCTTGGAGGCCAGCAGGCACATGCGCAGCTGGACGGGTGTCAGCTGGCGGACATTGGCGCGCTGAACGCCCTCGGCGAACACCTGGTCGAAGGACCGGCCGTGCATGTTCTGGCCGCGCCGTCCGGCCCGGGCGTTGTAGTGCGCCAGCTCCCGCTGAACGATCGCCTCGAATTCGGCCAGCGGGATCGCCCGCTCGCCGTAGTTGTCCGGCTTCGACACGGGATTGTGGCCCGTGTAGGCGCCTTCGAACTCGGGCGACTTAGCCAGGTCGTGGGCGAAGTTGCGGAAGGCCCGTTCGATCGGCTTGGCCTGGCCGCGATAGGCCGTCACGGCGATCGCCTTGACGCCCAGGGTCTTCAGCAGCCCGGCGGACTCTTCCTCGGGCGTCTTGCCCCAGCGCAGCCGCCGTTGCCCGCCGCTGATCGCCTGGGCTGCGTTTTCCCGGCCGTTGTCCATCAGGATGATGTCCGGCAGGCCGTAGTCGCGGAAGGTGTCGCCCAGCGCCAGGCGCACCAGGTGGTGGTTGAGGGTCATGTCATGGCGCAACGCCAGCATCTTTCCGCTGGCGATGTCCTGCACCGCCAGCCCGTGCGGGCGGCTGATCGTGCCGTCCGGCCACAGGACGCGAACGTCCCACGTGTGGCCGTCCAGGTTCAGCACGCGCATCGGCGTGATGCCTGAGCGGTCGCGCTCCAGGTGCGGAAAGCTGTGGTCCAGCGCCTCTTCGCCGTAGCGCAACAGGAACTGCACCGGCGCAGGGACTTCGGCCTCCAAGCGCCGCTGCAGCGTCTTGGCCGAAGGCAGCGACCAGCCCCGGTCGTTGGCGAGACGCTGCAGGCGGCCGTAGCAGCTGGCGTGGGTGGGCCTGGAAGGCCGCAGATAGTCGCCCTTGTAGAACTCCCAGGCGTCGCCGCTGCAGGCGCCGCGGTCAGCCCTGCGGCCCTGGTAGTTCGGCGCGAGGTAGGCCGCCCGGTCAGCGGTCGCCGCCCCATGGATCGCCCGGAACCAGTCGTACACGACGCTGCAGCCGGGGGCCTTCTCCCCGCCAAGCCGCTCTTCGCGGGTCAGCTGGGCCACCACGGTCTTGATCGCCGCGTCCTTGCCCAGGCCGCCGCGCATCAGGCGCTCCACCTCATCGATCACGGCCAGGCGGCTGCGCGCGGTTTCCTTCAGGCCCGCGGGCAGCTGCTCCCAGCGCGCCCACATCGCCTCGCGGTCCAACGTCTCTCTGGGTGCTGCCGAGCCCGCCGCCAGCCGCACGCGTGCGGCCTCCGGCAGCACCGAGGCATGGAACTCCATGCCGCCGCCGCGGCCCTTGCGGGTGCGCGCCAGGGGGCCGACCGTATCGCTGGTCTGGTCGGCCCAGCCCTCGCGGTCAGCGACGCCTTGGACCCCGCGCTTGGTGCTGGGCAGGCCCGGCAGGCCCAGGGCCGCCAATTCTGCCGCCGAGAACCACTCCGGGGTGTTTGTTTGTGTGTTTGTCATTTCCGCCCCCGCGGCACGCGTACTTCGGTCGGCGCGGCGGCTTCTTCGGCCCTGGCCTGCGCCATCAATTCT